GGCACCGTTACCCGTAAGGGAGTATCGTATGTACCACGACGGTGTGAGGCCTACAGTGCCGAATGTTAGCAATATGCGATTCGTCGAAGTGCGAGCGTCAGTGAAAAAATTCTTAGTCGATTGGTTCGAGCACTGCTGGAAGCCCACGAGGGGGACTGTCGATGACACGTGCGTGGCGGCCGGGCTGTTGCAACGTTTGGAATTCCGTAACCGATCTATGAGCTACGTGGTGGAAGCGGCGAAAAGCTTATTCAACAACGTGGATCAACTGAACTACCTTACACCTAAGAAATTCGTAGCGGAGGCTAGGAAGTTCATAGAGTTCCAGGAGTACGGATCGAGTGCATTGTGGGAGGAAAAGCTGATCATGGTCACAGTGCTCCGGAAGGAAGTCACGGATGAGAAGCTATTGATCAACTTCGGGTTCGTAAGTGAAGATTCGAGACCCATTGGTGGCGACGTATACGCAGCTCCGGTGATTAAAATAAATAAGACTGATCCGAAGGACGTGATACCAATCGAAAACGAATTAGTCTTGTGTAAGGGGTTAGGGATGATAAACATACCCACGAAGGGACCGATATGCGACGAGATGTTGGACATCGTAGCCGGCGTGCTCCCGTCTATGGATTTGAAGGCGGTGAGGTCTAGGGCCTCGATGTTCAAAAAGAAGAGCGTGAGTCAGCATCCAAATCTGAGATTTAGTGCGGATCTAGCAGTCTATAAGATGCTATACAGGGTTTTAAGTAGTTTGAAGACGCATGTCACGCTCGTGGACATAGGCGCTAAATACGCCAAAGTGTCCAGCGTGATAAATAAGCTAGCGATATTCCTCGGAGTGAGTGAATTGGTCAAATATAAACCTGTACGTATAGACGACGGCAATTATAATATGCTGTACAACCTCGAGAATTTGGAGAGATATGAGCAAGCTAAGGAGCACCTCGCTATTGACTGTGAAAGTGTCGTGCGTGTCAAAGTGGAAAAATTGTTGATGATCACAAAACACGTGCAGACTCGTAGAGTGATTCTACTGGCGTTCGACTGTCTATACTACGTGCCAGCATTGATGCACACTCCGTACGAGGTAATAGGATCGGTAAACGACTATCACGTGTGCGGTGGTGTAGCTTGCCTGCCGTTTGCCGAAGGTACTGTCGAATTCGTCGACGACGAGCTAAAGGTATTCATGAAGGGAAATGGAGAGGCGTACAAACACCCTGCCTACACGTGGAGCAACTGTGACAGTGTCATCGACAGGTGGAGCGTCGGGTTTGTTGAGACCCTGTGTATTTGGAAGACGTCTTTGAACATGGAACTTCCGCACAGAATCAGAAGTGTCAGCGTGACGGGTAACCCAGTGTTAGCCGAACGTATGTCGAGGGCGGCGTGCAGCTTGAAAACTAAAGATGCCCACGTGCTGGCTAATGTGGCTAAAGCACACGAGCCCGTCGAGGATACGTTGAGGGAGTATCAAAAGCTCGCAGAGGAGCAAGCACGCTACCACGCCGATCGTCGAAAATGCGTAACTAGGAAGTGTAAAACGCCTAGGGAACTGGCCAATATCGTGGATTGGGCCACGTTTGTCAGCATATTTCCGTTGTTGCCTTGCTCAATGCGCCCAGGGGTGGCGTTTTCGCTGCGCTATCATTGCACCGCGGCTTATAATCAAGCACAAGAACAAGGGGCGAAGTACTCCCCTAGTTATCAGCTACGCGTGCACTACGCCGCGTGGAAAATGAAAGCAGCTGTAAAAGACGTATTCCGTATGGATCAACGCGTCTGGGCTGTGGAAGGGGATCATGCTCGGGGATCCGGCCCGGTGGTGGTGGAAGTGATGCCGCAACTGAGACATCTCGACGCGTCATGGCGTAGAAATCAGCTCGAAAGTTTACTGCCAGTGCATAGGATCGAAGTACGTAAATTGCCTAAGCACGAGCCAGAAGCTGTTAGCGAGCAATACAGGCAAGAAATCCGCAGAATAAACCCTTGGTTGGCTAGTTTGGTTTTTGTGTCTAGCATCATTTTGCCCTTGATCCAAGTGGCCGCTGCCGATCGACGGGCTGTCGGCGGTGATATTTCCGGTGACGTGAGCAGTGGCGATGGCCCCGCCAAGGTTCAGGAGGGGTTCGATAGGTTAAACCTAATATGGGGATCGGTCTTTCAAAAGTTTCAGCCACCAGCCGCCAAGCCAATGGTGGACCCGTTGGAAATTTTGCATTACCTCGAACCTGTTATGGTGGAAAGAACTGCCGTGGCGTACGAAATGCCCAACACTGGGTACAAAGTTTATTCGCAGAACAGCACGGGCAGTGTCGTTGAGATGAGGCCGTTCCTGTGGGACAGCAGATGTTGGAACAACAAGTTGTCCGCGATAACTAATCGCCACTTCGCGTCAAGAAATGAAGTCGACTCAGATGAGCTCTATTTGTTTAGAAACGGTCTATCCGAAGACATGCGTGTTCGTTATCACTTAAACGTCGACCCGGATAAGTTTCACTACTTGTCGCCCGCCGAGTGGGCATCGCACAAAAAATGGGCGCTCCAAAAGAAGAACAAATACGCCGTTTACGTTGAAATGTGCCTAGCCAAAGGCGAGTTGCCTAAAAAAGGGCATCCATTCTTCAAAGCCGAAGTGAAGAACGGCGAGATCTTTTACGCAGAGAAACCAATCGAGACGAGCAAGAAGCCTAGGTTGATATGGGACCCCGAGAAACGTATGATGGTGGCCGCCTGGGTGCAAACGTATCTGATGTGGGCCGCCAAGCTGATGTACAAAGAGTTCATACACGGGTGTACTAGTCAGAGTCTGAGTGATAAAATCAATAAGTTCTTCCGATATCGCAAGTATGACGATTGGGTGCGAGTGTCGTGGGACGGCAAAGCGCACGACTCCAATCAGTTCGAATGCCTAATGAAATCAGTCGACGATGAGTTCTTGAACTTGGTGTGGAGCGACCTAGAGAATGCTCTTAGGTTGCCGAAGAAATTGTCGTACGAGTTGTTCGACTTGCTAACCGATCACGTGGCATACCTAGGGTTGTACAGAGACGGGTGTTATGTTGGCAAGTTCATCGTGCGCGGCACTACGTTCTCGGGTCACCCGACAAAAACGACACTCGGTAACACGCTCCGTGTCATCTACTACGCTATGCATGTGCTACGCAAGTGTAACATTGATGACCGTGACAGGTTGCTATTCGTGAGCGGAGACGACAGTTGTTTGTGGATAAAGAGGTGCGACGTGGAGACATTTGAGCAGGC